TCTGGCATTCCACCCCAACGGAATAAGCCTTTGTGTTTACCTTCTTTATCAATTCCAATCATTTTTAGTCTGGCATTGGTCCAAGCACCCTCTGTTTCATAATAAAAAACCGGATAGCCCTTTTCCAGAGCTTGAAAACAAGTCATTGCAGTGAGAGTGGATTTACCAAAACCCGTAGGACCAAACAATTCACAAACTGATCCTATAGCTATTCCACCCCCCGGCCCACCTAATACTCTGTCTAGAGAATTAATTCCTGTGTTAAAAAATTCAAAAGAGTCGATCAACAAATGATCTTCATCTTCAAATCCTTTATCAAACATGTTAAATCGATCTATTCCACCTGAAGATTTTTCTGATTTTAACTTCATTTATTTCTCCTTAAAATGGGACTTCTTCATCTGAAATTATATTATTTGTATCGGCTTTTTGGGTTGGAGTACCAACCTCTAATTCACCAAACCCTTCTTTCATGACTCCCAAGAGATCGTCGGTTTGACTCATCTTTTCTTCTCTATTTTTTTCTGCTTGTTCTTTTTTCAAAGCTTCAAATTTTGCTTGAACATATCCCAAAAGGGTATTAAGCTCTTCTATTGGAGCAAGATGTTCGTTGTCAATCACTTCTACAAGGGGTTTCTTGTAGATTTTTTCAAAACAGTTCTTTATAGAAGATTTTTCCAATGGCAGTTTGTATTGAGGATCAGGATCAATTTGAAGGGTGATTTGCTTATCTTCTCCTGTATAAACTTTGACTCTGTGGCTCAAGGCATCGATAAGACCAATTTTCTTTTCGCTATTATTCATCAAAGCTCCAAGGTTATTGTGATAGATCCTATGGAGGTCATCTGAAAACCATGCTAATTTAATTTTATTGTCATGTATAGAATAAGCAAGATTGAAGCCGTTTGCAATTGCTATTCTGAAAATTTCTTTAGGAGTTCTGGTTTCTGCCATCCATTTGCAAATAGGACAATCTGAATTGCAATTAATTCTGTGAGAGTGCATTTTTGCTGCTTCCCACATAAACTTGAATAAGCCATAGTGAGTAGCAATTCTTTCAAAAGGGTAATCTACAACACAAGAATCGTTTTCAAGGTCAAAAGAAACGATTTTTGGTAAGACATAGAGGAAATAAGTCTGGTTGAGCTTAAAAGACAATTCCTCTACTGATTTTTGGAATTTTGTGGCGGGAGTATAAGATTTTTGATCTTTGAAGGTTTGCTCAAATGTTTCTACAGGTGTAATCTTCATTTTTTTCTCCTATGCGTGATAGATTAATTATACCATAAAATGCAGGTAAAACTAAAAAAGCAAAAACTAATTTTTTATGTGAAGATTTATCTTCTTTTTGAAGGACTTAACCCATTCAGTACTTAGACTATCGTTTAGACTGATTGTAGAAATATAGTTCATTCTGCAAAGTTTCTCTGTTGAAAAAGACCTCTCTAGAGGGTTGATATCTCTTTTGGCATTGTTGGCAGATAGAATAAAGAAGGTTTTGCTCTTGTTTTCTGGATCTGGTTCTTGAATGATGGGAATTAGGCTATTTACTAATTTAGTAGAATTAATGGTGAAGAAAATATAAGAGGGTTTTTGTACTTCTTTGGTTGGATGTGGATCAATTCTTTTACGATGAACACGAATTGTATTAACGTTTTTAAGAAAATCTTCCTCAAACATATTAGAAATATCAATGTTTTCATTTTTGTCTACAGAAAATATAACAACTAAAGTCTGATTGTCCACAACTTCAAACTTGTTATCAAATTTTTCTTCTTTCAGATCATAAGTATAGAATCTTTCTTTGTCTATCTTGTATAAAATGACTTTTTCTGAGAATGGAGCCAATTTAGGAATAAATTCAGCGATTTTCATGGAGATAAAGCTATCACTAAACTTATTTCTTAATGGTTTTAATGGAAAAAAGATGGATATAAGCTTTGTGTTGTTTGGTGGATTACCTGTAGGTTGCATGATGATTCCCTTCTTATTGCATTTTTATTTTAGAGGCTTCCACCTGATGGAGCCAGTGAACCTAAATTCGCATATCCCGGACCATAATCGCTGCCTTCAGAATCGTCTTCACCGGAATCTTCACCAGCGATATAGGTTTGTGTCATATCCTCATCTATATTGTCTTCTTCATCTTCATCCTCTTGTTGTTGCTGAGGATTGTTCATTTCTTCCCCTTGTTGTGCTTGTGCTTCTTGTTCTGCAGCCTTAGCAGCCATAAGTGTCTGAGCATAAACAGGATTTAGGATAATATCTCCAGATTCAAGTGGAGGATCTCCATATGAGGCTCTAATTTCATTAACGGTCTTACGATATTCAACCTCTTGTCTTTCAAGAGAAATCTTCTGTTGTTCAATTACGTCTGTGTATCCATAGAATGAAAATTCAAATTTCCCATCTGTTAATGGTTCTATGAGATATCTGTTAATAGTCTTTTCTAGGAATCTGAGTAGCGGAACAAGACCTTTATCTTTAGAAAATTGAATTCTTTCAAGTAATGTGGAATCGTTTAATGATTTGCTTTGTCCAGAAACTCCTCCTCTATTGGGGAAGTTAATTTCGCATGGATCTATTTGGTAAACACCGCAAATGATATTAACTAGATACTCAAGCCATTTACCAAATTCCATTTCACGGTTAGAGGAGCCAAGATTGATCCACTCAATTCCCTGTTCGCTGGAAAGAACTGGGGTTTTCCAAGCGTTGGCAACTCCTACTAGTTGTGCATGCCAAGCTCTACGGAAAGCATCTAAATCTTCGGTTGAGATGTTAGATCCTTTAATATTCAAAATTCCTTTAGGGGTTGAACCCTGAGTAAAGAACTTTTTATTATATTCCTCTCCGTATATCTGAGAAGCAATATAATTTAATGCCATTTCTATTTCTGAGATTCCGTATCCATTCGCCTTAATATCTGTGGTGGGATTTCTAACGGCAAAGGCCATCTCATCATAAGCATATGCTGTATAAAGGTTGCCATCGATAAACTGCACATAGTAGATGCCCTTTTCAATTCTGGTTTTTGGATCACTTAATCTTATTGTACCAGAATCTACGGCATAAAACGAAGAAGGTTTACCAGTTTTTGGATCTTTTACAATTTCGAAGCAAAGTTGATCAAAAGTAAGAGAGTCTCTTACGATCTTTCTCAAGAATGTTCCGAAGTCATCTCTTTGTGGATCTAAGGCTTTAGTTTCTAAGTTGCCACAATTATTAAGGAAGTCTGTTAGTTCTATCATTGTATGTACTTCATCTGTGGTAAGACTGGTAATTGCGTGAGTTGGATCTGCTTGCTTGAATAAATTTTGATATTTTTTTGTCTTAGGCATAATCATAAAGCCAATTCGATCATTAGGCTGTAAGTATGGAGTGGCAAAAAGGGAAGTTTGATTAACTCTAGTATTGATAATGGATGCTATTACACCATTTCTGTAAGACATTTTTCTGAGCATTTGATAAGATAATGCCCATGAAGCGTTCTTTGTTTTGAATTGAAGATAGTCTAAAACGAAGAGGGGATCATAGAATTTTGTGACAGGAGCTTTTTCAGAAGGGTCTTGTTTATCAAGAACTTTTCCTCCTGCTAGAGCTACTTTCATTGCTTTGTCCATTGGCTCTTGTGTTTCCAAATCTACAAAAGAAAATGGAAGTTCTGATTTTTCAGTCAAATTTGCGTTTTTCTTTGGTCTAGCCATTTATTTCTCCTTAAAAATAGCTCTTTACTTATAAATTATTGGAAATACGACTATTAATATAAGAATTTACTCCAATCAACTATTTCTGCCGTATCTGGCAAGGTGATGTTTGTATCTAATGGATGAAGATCTGCTTGACCAGTTTGTGGTGTTCTGCTCTCATCATACACTGAAACTTGTGGTCCTGTACCAGCTACTCCAAAATCATTTTTATTAATGAAAGTAAAGCCAGATGTTTGTTTTTCATGAAGAAGTAGGAATGTTCCTACAGCTACAGCTATAATGCTATCATCTTTCTTTCCCCGATCTGCCTCTGGTCTTCCGTTTGCATTGTAAACAAAGGTTAAAGCTTGATCTAACCATGTTTTACTATATATTACATACATGTTATTTCTCAGCATTTCTGCAGAGTTATCTAGGATAAGAGGTCTTGTAGAGCTTGATGTTAAGAATCCTGCTTTGTTGTCTTTCCCAAAATAAACTTTTGGATATTTATCTAAAACTTTTACTTGATCCTGCATAAAACCATTAACGGCCCAATAATTCAATAGTTGTCCGTGATTGTTCCTTTCAATAACAATTCTTGGAAACTTAAATTTTGCTGCCATATGCCAAATAAGTCTCCAAAAAGTAGGCATTGGTATAGTGTCCGAAATCTCAGCACACTGTTCTACAAATATAGGATCTTTGTTCAATCTTAAAACATAGGCAGATGAATTGTCTGAAGACGGGTTTCCTTCTGCGGGGTCAACGCAAAGTATATAAGTCTCTCCCGGAACAAATTGTTTATAGATAGTGATCTGGTTGTTCATCTCCCTTTTGATCCAACCATGTTCTAGTATAACATCTCCATCCTCATTAAATTTATCCCATGTCTTGTTTTCTTCATTCCATAGAATAATTGATTTGAGAATTTTGGAATCATAGAAGGGTTTACCAGATGAAACGAAGCAGGTAGCATCATCCTCTGGATATTCTTGATCAAATTTACCTTTCAATATATGCTGTTGTGATCTTCTCCAAGTTATTTGTTCTAGTGTTAAGTTGTGAACCTTTAACATTCTCTTTTCATCTTCTGAAAGAGTGGCTACAATATAAGCCTTTTCTTCTTCTGATATTGGAAATTGATAATCAGGATGATCAAACCATCTAAAGAAATGAGGGAAAGCTACTTTGTTAATTCTACGGGTTGTTTCATCAACAATCTTTGTTGCTGCCTTATACTCATCATAGAAGTGGTTATAACCATGAGCGGTAGTTTCGTAGATTACAACTGCGTCTGGAGTTAAGGTTCCCAACAGAGATGGCATAAGTTCTTCTGGATCATCCCAAAATGCGTATTCTGAACAGTGTAATAGATTAATGGTGGTTCCTCTACCAAAATTTTCAGCACCGGCTGTTCCCACGAAGATTTTTGAGTGTAAGTCTTTGAAAACCAACTCTTTTTTGGTGGAGTATTTAAGGGCTGGACGGATTTCATCAGGCAATAGGTCATACATAAGCTTGGTGATTTCGAAGATTCTGGCGGTGGATTCCGTATCATGAGCAATGATTGCAGCGGTAGTATTAGGAACAAAGATACATTCGGCAAGGAAGATGGCACAAATTAAAGTGGTAAATCCTAATTGTCTAGGTTTTAGAATGATATGATTTCTAATACCTTTTGCATTAAATTCTTTGAACCTTCTATAAAACATGTCCTGAATTGGATTGAAGAGAAAAGGTGAAATTTGACGCTTTTTGTCCTTGATACTTATAAATGTTTCTATGAAGTATCTATGATCCGAAAGACATTTTTTTATTATTTCATCTTCAATTTGCTTTGATTGCTCAGTATCTTGTTCAACCATAAGTCTCCCAACTTTTTCTTTACTGTCTTTGTGTCTACTTCATTTTCCCATATAATGATAGTATTATAACCATGTGATTTGAAAAGCTTTATTCTTTCTTCAGTTTTTTGAACGGTTTCATTCCTGTGCCAATATCTGCCGTACATTTCTACAATGACTTTTGCGGATTCATTAACAAAATCAGGTACTTTACCGTCTATAAGTTTGGTTCCATTGCCTGTATACTTAAATTGATTGCCTAAAATTTGTCCTAGCTTTGCTTCTGTTTTATTTTGTCCAGTTCCAGTGTTTTTTCTTCCAATTTGAGATAAGTTTTTGGTTTTATTTAGTTTTTTATTTATATCGTAGGAGTAAGAGTAATCCTTAGCAGAAAAGTTATAATCTTTCATTTAATCCAATAAACCTCTTTCTTTTCGTTTCTTCATTATGATGTGAGCAAGTGAAACTGAAACTTCATCACCTTGTTTGTTGGCTTCCTTTATTGCTCCACCGAATAGGGTATTGGGAGAATTGCCTCTTTGATCTTCAAGTAACCTGTTAGCCTGTTCTAAAACTAAGGCAATAGCATTTAATGAAGTTTTATCTTCATCTGCACATTTAATAAGATCTCCAAGTTTATCGAAGGCTTTATCTACTTTTTGTAGGGATTTGGATAGAATATAAGTTTTTTGATCTTCTGCTAATCTTCTTTTAACTTCTTGAAATTGTTCAGATAATACTACTGCCTTAAACTCTTTGGCGTTTATGCTAAGAAATGTACAAATTTCTGTTTGTTGTTTTCCTGCAAATTGTAAAGCTGCTACTTGTTCTGTGAGATTAGAAAATTCTTCCTCTTCTAAAAGAACTAAACTGGTATTGTTATTTTCTTGATATTGTTGTATTAAGGATGCTTCAGGAACAATTTCTTGAATTTCAGAATTTTCATCTATAGCTTTAGTCAAAGAATCAAGTCTGGTTTTTAGATTTCTGATATCTTCACCATCTTGTTTTTTTTGTTCGTTTGACACAATTTTCTCCTTGGAATGGTACTTACAATATATATATTAATGATTTCTTTAGGGTTTTTGAGATTTCATACTGAAGCTTAATGAATTTGGTTTTTTGATATTTCACATTTCAGCTTAAAAAATCAAGCCCCTTGGATTATAATAACACACTTTTAGCTTCATGTACAAAAAAATATGAAATAAATGAAACTTTCTAAAAACCTGAACATTCTCGCTAATATAGTAATTGTAAGATTAAAATTTCCCATAAGGATTATTTTTGATGGAACAAAATCTAAAAGATTTATTTCAGTTTTATATCAACGAAATTGAATTGAATGAGGGACCAGTAGAGAAGTCAGAGTTTACCAATAAGAACTTTGATGTTTCTAAAGCATCTGGCAGATTCATTCAGGGTTATGCTTCTACTCCAGCTTGGGATTCAGATGGTGAAAGTATTATAAAGTCTGGATTGGATATTTCCTATTATAATCAACAGGGTTGGCTTAACTGGATGCATACGAATAAACCCGAATTTATCATAGGAATTCCTGTTTATTCCCGGATTGATCATGTTGGATTTTTTACAAAAGGAATGCTTTTTAAGAATAACGAAATGGCTAACCATGTTTGGGCTTTAGGGAAAGAGTTGGCTGAGTTAGGTAATCCTAGGAGATTAGGATTTTCAATAGAAGGTAAAGTTGTTCAACGTTCGGAAATTAACAAATCAAAGATCGTCAAAGCTAAAGTTACTAATGTAGCTATCACACACATTCCAGTTAATACGGAAGCCACCTTTGAGCTAGTATCAAAATCCTTTGTACCCCCTTCATACGATGAAATAGTAGGATATATAGTAAAAGATTTGTCTTTTGCTAAAGACCTTGGAGCACTGTCATCTCCGGGACTAACTACTGCGACTCATCATGTTTCACCGGGAGATACTGGCTCACCCACCTTACAAGTTGAATCCCTTGAGGGATCTAATAAAAAAGTAGTTACTGGTAATCCTAGCGATCCTGAGCTAGAAAAGAGATTATCAAATGCCTACAATATGGCTGCAAGAAAATCAAAAGAAGATCTTTTAATCTTGATGAAGGCTATTCATCCAGAAGCAAGTGATGTTTTACTAGATAAAATAGCTGAGTTAATTGTTAAGGCAGGTGGTTCGACCGAGTTTGTCAGAATCATCAAGGATTCAGAAGTGTTAGGATAAACCTGTAAAAAAGGCCATTTTTTGATGTTTTTTTAGAAACATTTAATTTTGTTGAAGTTTTTACTAAAAAGTACCAAAATCTCATTAATTTACTTTGTGACTAGAAGGAGAAACAAGAATGTCAAACACCGATATCGTAGATGTAGTTAATCAGCTTATTAACAAAGCTAAGGGTTATGGTCCTTCTGGAAGCAATTCTGGTGGTGTAGCAGAAGCTGCAAATCGTACTCTTTCTACTGCTCCTAAGGCTGATGAAGCTCAAAAGGAGACTAATGCTGCCAATTCTGGAACGCATCCTAAGACTCAGAAAACTCCGGGTCAAGGAAAGGCTGCTGGTAGTGGAGCCGATTTTAAGGATGGTGGACCTGAAGAAGATGAAATCAAGGGTGTTTCTGGTCCTTCTGGTAGAGCACCACAGGGACATGCTGGTGCGTTGAAGCATGAAGGTGGTGGACAAGGCCCAAATCATCCGGGTACTGCTACTTCAGCCGAAAAGTCTGAAACTGTTGATTTAGAAAAAGATCACAGTGAAGATGAGCCTGAGGAAAAGGATGAAGAAAAAAAGGATGAACCTGAAGAAAAAGAAGAGAAGTCAAAAGAGTCTGGTGATGTATTCTTAGATGTTGATGAATTTTTCTCTGAGCTTGTAAATAAGTCCGTTGCTGAAGTTTCTCGTATTATTGAAGAGAAATATGCTGGTGTGATCTCCAAGTCTCAAGAATCTGAATATGTAGAGGCAGGACTTGCTAAATCTGTTGCTGCTACGCTTGAGAGAGTGGAAGAGCTTGAGAAGGCATTTACTAATGTGTCTAAGGGGTTGAACATCAGAAAGTCTCTTCTTAGAGGATCTGATATTAAGGGTGTAAAGAATGATGGTCTTGAGGGTGGACAGACAATGAGCAAATCAGAAGTCGCCTCTAAGCTTCTTGATCTTCAAATGAGTGGTACTCCGGGTGTTGATCAAAACATGGTAATTATGGTTGAATCAACTGGAGATTACAGTAGAATCCCTGATGCTATCAAAAGCAAAATTGGGCTTGTTGAATAATTGGTTATAAACTACTAAAAGGAGATTTTTAGATGAATGACATTAATGGTTTTGGACTTGGTTCACTTCAAGATGTACAGTCCATCAATAAGGCTTTGGAAGGCGTAGGGGGCAATGGAATTTCTGCCGGTTACGGTTTTCAGGGTCCGACTGATCAAACTGGTGGTGGTGCTCTTAGGGTTGAATCGCTTGATTCAAGCTTGAAGGTTATTACATTCACCGATAAGCATATCAACTTCTGGAAAGACATTCCGAAGTCTCCTGCTTATTCAACCGTAGAAGAATATAACCAATTGACTACCTACGGAACACAGACAGGTGGGTTCGTAAGTGAAGGTGAACTTCCTTATGCTACTCAGTCTGACTATGTTCGTAAGGCAGCTTTGGTTAAGTTCGTTGGAACAACCAGATCAGTGTCTCACCCAATGACCTTGGTTCGTACTATGGTTCCTGACGTTATTGCTCAGGAAAACAGCAACGGTATCATGTGGATGCTTCGTCAGATCGAAAATGGTCTGTTTTGGGGCCGTTCAGATGGACGTATCGCTTCCGGTACAGCAACAGAGTATGTTGAATGGATGGGAATGGATAAGCTTGTAGGAAACACCTATGATCTTAGAAACACCACTTTCTCCACAACTCCTTTCACTACCGTAGTTAACGATCTTGCTCAGACAGTTGTAGATAACTTTGGTTTCCCAACAGATATCTATATTCCTTTCCAAGTTCTTGCTAAGATCAACGAAGAATTTGCTGGAACTGCTGCTCAGAGAGTAATTCTTCCTACTCAGTCTGGTAACACTCAGGTTAACATCAATATCGACGGTCTTATGACTCAAGCCGGTAGAGTTAACCTAAAGCCAACCTTCTTTTTACAGAAGACTCGCTCTGCTCCAACTGGTGCTGCTCTATTGAAGTCAGATGAAATGCCTCTTGCTTCCGTAGATGTGACAGCCTCTGCTCAGACCCTTGTTTCTGGTGGTGTTGCTCCTGCTGCTGGTAACTATGTGTCTTCATTCACACTTAGAAATAAGTATGGTGAAACAGTGTCCAAGACCTGCTTGGGTGGTGCGATTACTCTTTCTGGTTCAAACGGACTTAGGTTTGCAGTGGCTGGTGTAGATGCTAACGCCAATACCGCTCAGTTCATGGATGTGTTCGTGTCTGAGGTTGGTGGAACCGCTAAGTATTGGGTACAGTCTTTCAACTTAGCAGAAACTGCTGATACCAACTATTTTTGGGATGGCCTAAGACTTCCTAACACTTCAACTGCTTTCATCGGGCAGAATACTCCTGATGTTCTAACTTTCAGACAGCTTGCTCCATTGGTAAAGATGGATCTTGCTACTATTGCTCCTGCTTACAAGTGGATGATCTTGCTTTACGGTGTTCCCGTAATCTTTGCTCCGCTTAAGTGGACCAAGATCACCAACATAAAGTTCTAATCTAAATAATTAGAGCTTGTAAGATCGGCAAAAAGCATAGTATAGGTTTCATAATGTAATGTACGAGGGGTACAGAAAACTTAAACTATGAGTTGCTGTACCCCTCTTTTTTTTAGAAAATTATAAGGAGTATTTAGATGGTTAATTATCCACAAACAGGTGATGGCGGTGCAGGGTATCCGTATGTCCCTCCACTATTAGGGGGTCAAAGGGGTCCACTAGGAAATAGTGGTTATTCCGGTTTTTCTGGCTATGGTCCAGATGGTCTTTCTGGAACTTCTGGTTTTCAGGGAGTTTCTGGAACTTCTGGTTATTCTGGTGGAGCTTCTGGTACTTCAGGATATAGCGGAGCCTCTGGTGTCTCAGGATATAGTGGTATTTCAGGATTTGATGGGGCTTCTGGTACTTCAGGATATAGTGGTATTTCAGGTGCTTCAGGGTATAGCGGGTTTGGACCTTAATTAGTAGATTGGTGAACTAGATAAAAATAAAGAAGGAGATTTAGATGGTTAATTATCCACAAGCAGGAGACACAGTAGGCTACCCTTACATTCCTCCTTTTCATGGAAGCTCAGGTTATTCTGGATATTCAGGACAGTCAGGAGCGGATGGAGAGTCCGGTTATAGTGGAGCCGTTGGTACTTCGGGCTTTTCTGGTGCTGCTGGTACTTCCGGGTATTCTGGTGCTACTGGTATTTCAGGTTATTCTGGTGATTCAGGAATGTCCGGTATTGATGGTGATTCAGGAATGTCCGGTTATTCAGGCTACAGTGGTTACTCAGGAATTTCTGGAGCCTAAACTTAATAAAATTGAACTGGTAGAACCTCTAGGTGTTGCAGCTTAGAGGTTTTACCTTATAACCTAAACTGGAGGTATAGTTAAATGACACTTTACATTCGTGTTGGTAATGAAACTGTAACACAGGCACAGTTGGACAAGCTCACTTCCGAAGATCTTGTAAAAATCAATTCAGACAAAATCCACGCTGATACCATAAGACAGAATAATATTGCTGAGTCTATGGGACTAAAGAAAGCTGTAGGTACTGTTAATTTAGTTCCAAACATTTCTCCCGGTTCTGAGGTTCATAAAGCTTTATTGGAAGACATGCAAGCTAAGGCTGCAGCAGAAGCTCCTGCTCCTGTTCAATCTGCTCAGGAAGTTGGAACACCTGTAGCCAAGAAAAAGAGTCCCGGTAGACCAAAGAAGCAGAAACCCGCTCAACTTGATCAAGCTCAGGCTGCGCCAGAACAATTATAAGAAAAGAGATCTTTATGGTGAAAAAGATAAAAAACTTTTTTCGTTCTTCCATAATAGTTCTTAAAATAGGTTCTGTTGTATATAAGAATGAACAGTCGATTTTAAGAATAAAGAAAATAGTTTCATAAGAGAGTTGTATGAAAAAATGTTCTAAATGTAAATTAGACAAGCCTAAAAGTGAATTTTGTAAAGATGTAGGAAAGAAAGATGGGTTATGTTCTCATTGTAAGTCGTGTACTTATAAGCGTGGGAAAGAATATAGTAAAACTTCTACAAACAAGAAATATAGAAGAAAATATCATCTAAAGAAAAAATATGGCATAACCCTAGAAGATTATGATAAAATCTTAGAATCTCAAAATGGTAAATGTGCTATCTGTGAGATTGATAATCCCGGTAACAAGGGTAGATTTTGTGTAGATCATGATCATGAAACTGGTAAAAACAGGGGTTTAATTTGTGACGATTGTAATGTTGGACTTGGGCGTTTTAAGGACAGTACAAACATTCTTACAAAGGCTATTGAATATTTAGTTAAAAATACTTAAAAGTAGAGGATAACATGGTCGAATACGCTGGATCTTATAGCACTGATCTCCCAATTGTATCATACAATCAAGCTGCGATAATTAAACATAAAGCAAAATTTTATAGTGGTAGTGGTTCAATATCTATTCCTCTTGTGAAAGGGACTAGGTTCATAATCCTGTCTGTTCTTGCTGCTGGAGCTACTTGTAGCATTGGTTTTGGACAGGCTGCTGGAACAATAACGGATTCCAGATTTACTTTTACTCAAGGATCTGGTCCATTAGATTTGTCTACTTTTTTAGATTCTGCTCCTTTTACTCAATATAGAGAACCTGATGCAAATTTTTTATATTTAATCATAACAGGGACTGGTGTTGTAACTGCTGCTGTTTCTGCAATAAAGGCGTAATAAACATATGAGAATTTCTGATTTAACTCCTGATTGGCTCAAGGAGACTTTTTTATTCAAGATTCCAATTAAATTTGACAATGATACGTTGTCAGATGATTCAATGCAGTTTTATATTGATTCTGCTATTTCAGAAGCAGAAACTTTAATTGGTATTACGATAAAGAAAACACTTATTGAAAATGAAACCTATGATTACAGATTAGAAGAATGGATGAGCGGTTTTGGTTTTACACAGCTAAACTCAAGACCTGCGATAAAAGTCAAGGAAATGGCATTAAATGTTATTACAAGCAAGATCACTATTCCTACAGAATGGATTCAACTTAAAAAGAAAACTGCTCAGGTAAACTTAATTCCTTATTTTGGAGTTTTGGCATCAGCGAATATTTCTAATCAAATTTTAATGTTCTTTCCACTGTTATCGTCAACCAATTATGTTCCTCAGATTCTTCAGATCAGCTATGAGGCTGGCTTTGATACAAACGATCAGATTCCCGCTCTTTTGGTTAAGCTAATTGGGGAAAGAGCCTGTATTTCCGTTCTTAACGTTTTGGGCGAAATTGCTCTTGGTGGTCAAGCTGGTTTGGCGGGGTATTCTATCGGAATTGATGGATTGAGTCAAAGCATTTCTACTACAATGTCTGCTGAAAACGCTGCATATGGTGGTAGAATTCGTCAATATGAACGTGGTCATGTTGAATTGGTTCGTATCCTTAGACAGTATTTCTATGGTCTTAGAGTTGTGGGTGCGTAATGACTAATGTAAAAAGATCCACCCCTCAAGGTGGAGCAAGAATTTCTCTAAAGAATATTATTAAGGTTGATTATTCAACTGATGGTGCTATTGCTTTAATAAAGGATTACGGAAGTAGATTCGATTGGTATCAAGCTTTAGTTTGTCCATGTACTTTTAAGGCTCAAGAGGTTAATAAGCAATTTGGTAAACTTACTTGTGATCTTTGTAATGGAACTAATTGGGCCTACATTCTTAATAAAGAGGTTCTTGCAGTTCCTTCTTCCATGAGGCGTGAAGAGTCAACAATGACTTATCGTACTGCAGAAGAAGGTATTATGAGCAATATTTATGTTAATTTAACCTGTGAACCAGTGAACAAAGTCAATATAAGAGATAAAATGGTTTTTAAGGAATCTGTAACGTTTAGAAGTGAAGCAACTATTTTTGATGCTTCAAAGTTAACATATAAGTTAACTTTTCCTATTGCAGAATTAATGGTAGTTTTAGATGAAGATGGGAAGAAATATGATTGTACTCATTTTTTCCCGGAAAAAAGAGATGTTGATATAACAACTGATGGTTTGTTATTTTGGGTAGAAGGGAACAGAAAACCTAAGAGTGGACAGCCCTTTTCTGTTCTGTACTCGTTTTTTCCTTCTTATGTTATTATTAGTGCTGTTCATGAAATTCGTGGATTTATGGCGGGTAAACCAGCAGATCAAGGTGGAGTTCAAAGTTTTGAGGATCTTCCAAGGCTTATGGTAGCTAAGTTG